TTACAAGATAAGTTTACAGCTACTTCCTCAGGTATAGAACTATATACAAAGATAGATGCTACTGATAAGAAGAATATCAAGAAGAAAGTAGTCTTTGGAGAGGTTACAAACAAGATTAGAACTATTACATACACACCAGATTTCATTTGTATAGATGAATAGACTAAGACTGGATGGGTAGTCGAGACTAAAGGATTTAAGATGGAAACATTTAATATTAAATGGAAAATGTTTAAAAAACATTTGCTAGATAATGGTTATGTACTATCTTTGTACACTCCTAACAACAGAGAAAACGTACTTAAAACAATTGAATCAATTAAATCTAAATATTACACATAATGAAAATCAATATCAAAGCTTACTCTTATTATGACAAGTTTAGACAGTGTCATATCTTGAGAAACAAAGAATATGGTATTGTAGCATTTGGAGCTACTAAAAAAACCACTAAAAAACAATTTAAAGAATTAATCCACAATTTACTAAAACTAGAAACCTTATGAACAATCTATTATTTATCTTAAGTGCAGTATTCTGCATAATACCAGTTTTAAATATGCTTATTCCTGATTATTATAATTATATAGTCAGGATGTCATTTACAACTCCTGTAAAACGAAAATATGATTTCTTATATCTCGTCTTAATGGGTATAGAAGTTGTATATATTTTATTAGGATTTACTAGCTTTCTAGCTTCTATATTTATAGTATTGATAGTATTTGAAGTGTTAGTTGCAGTAGGATTGAATATAGCTAGTAAGCTAAATTTCTATCTATATACTGCAGCCTTCTTAGTTATTAATCTATTTATATTCGTAGAATTATATGAAAAGTTATATTAGAAACAAAATAGTTCTTGTATTATGGATAATGGCTGTAATAGTCATTGTAATAACAGTATTTACTCCTATTGTAGGATATAATACTCCTATACCCAAGAATGTACAAATAAACAAAATAATTAAAGACACATTATGATGGTAAAAGTTCCAATATCGTTTATGGCAGATCTATCTAAATTGTTAGATAAACTTGCTCAAGAAGGAGAAGATAAGATATCATGGCCTACTATCAACAAGGCTAAAAAGATGTCTCAATCAGTTAAAGACAATTATACTGATATTAAAGCCCCCTATGAGGAATAAAAATGATAGCATTAATCGATGGAGACATGATCACTTTTGTAGCATGTCATAATAAGAAGATTAAGGATAAAAAAGGAGTTCCTATTCTTCTAGATGGTGAACCTGTCTATGAAGATAAAACTCTGGATGAGATGAAAGAAGTGGTAGATTCATATATGAAACATATGATCAAGAAATCAGGAGCAGATAAGTTTGTTATGGCTCTTACTCGTGGTAAATGTTTCAGATATGAGTTTTACCCTGACTACAAAGGAAATAGGAAGCAAGCTGGGATGGAGCGTCCTCAATTCTTTTATGAGATTAGTCAGTATGTAATGGATAAATATTCTGGTGTAATACTCCCAGGATATGAAGCAGATGATATTATAGCCTCTTATAAAAAACATTATGGGACTGAGGCTATGGTTATATCTACAGATAAGGACTTATTACAATGTATAGCAGGATCTCATTTTGATCCTAAGAAGAATGTATACATTGCAACTAGTACTTATGATGCAGAACATAATTTCTGGAAGAGTATGATAGTAGGAGATACTGCTGATAATATATTTGGTCTAAAGGGAAAAGGACCTGCTTTCTTTCAAAAGATGATAACATCTGATGAATGTGGAAGTTTATATCAGAAGACTCTTAAGGCTTATTTTGAACACTATCAAGATTTTAATACTGCGATAGATGAATTCTATAAACACTATAAGTGCTTGCATTTAGAGGATAATATAGATTTAGCAGTATTACCACAGCCTTTTAATTGTAGTGATTACGAATTATGAGTATTAGAAAAACATATCTCAAGAACAAGGGATATATTAGAGAGAATGGGAATATTAAGCATACAAAGGTAACAATGTTCTGTTTACCTATGTTTGGTATACATCATAAGGATTTTGGGAATCATTTATTGAATGTGTATGCCTTACATGAAGAGGTACCATATTTGTATGTGGTAGTCTTAAATCCTTATAAAGAAGATAAGGGATTAACCATAGTCCTAGATAAGCTTCGAGGGCATCCTAATTTCTTAGAAGAAACTAGAGATGACGAGGATTATGAAATAGTAATAAAGTTAAAATTAGATAGTCATTGGGAAGATGATTATTATAAGATTATGTCTGGAGACTATTCACAGCTTTCAGAAGATTATAAAAAGATATTAATTAATGTTTTCTCAGATAGGAAAGAAGATCTGAGTAAACCACCAGTAATTGTAGATGGTCAAGTACTAACTACAATGCATGAAGTGTTATATCCTACTTTGGAAAAGAAGAAGGTTATAGCACAACACTTTGGAGTTGAAGTCTCCTCAGTGAAAGAACTTATATCGAAACCAGATATAAGATATGAGTTGTATAGGAAAACAAGTGAACTATTAAATGAGGAAGAGGCTGTATGAGAAAAGATAATAAAATTTTATCCGAAATAACGATTTTTAATAAATACGCTAAATATATACCTGAATTACAACGAAGAGAAACTTGGGATGAAATATGTGATAGATATCAGAATATGATGATATCCAAATATCCTAAATTACAAAAAGAGATTTTACAAAACATTAAATATATAAGAGATAAGAAGATTTTACCTTCAATGAGAGCTATGCAATTTGCAGGACCAGCTATTTCAAAGAATGAGAGTCGTATCTATAATTGTGCTTATTTACCAATAGATGACTTAAGAGCTTTCAATGAATCTATGTTTCTCCTTTTAGGAGGTACAGGAGTTGGATACTCAGTTCAATTTCATCATGTGGAAAAACTTAATGAGATTCATAAATCTACTAAAGAAAAGAAATATGTTATTTCAGATAGTTTAGAAGGATGGGCTGATGCAGTGAAAGTTTTAATGAAAGCTTACATTGGTGGAGGACAATATAAACCAAGATTTAATTATACAGATATACGTCCTAAGGGAACTCCTCTTAAGACAGCTGGTGGTAAAGCACCAGGACCTAGACCATTAATGGAGTGTCTATCTAAGATAGAGGCACTGTTAGAGTCGAAGTCTAATGGAGACAAATTAAAACCTATAGAATGTCATGATATCATGTGCTATATTGCTAATGCAGTATTAAGTGGTGGTATAAGACGTTCAGCTATGATTAGCCTGTTCTCCTTTGATGACCAAGAGATGTTAACCTGTAAGTATGGTAACTGGTGGGAATTAAATGAACAACGAGGGAGAGCTAATAACAGTGCTGTTATACTCCGAAATAGAATAACTAAACAAGAATTTGATGAAATTTGGAAGAAAATTGAACTATCTAATTCAGGAGAACCTGGACTCTATTTTACTAATAATAGTGATTGGGGGACTAATCCTTGTTGTGAAATCGCACTTAGACCATTTCAATTCTGTAACTTATGTGAGACAAACGTCTCAGATATCACAGATCAAATAGACTTAAATGAAAGAGTTAAAGCAGCTGCCTTCTTTGGTACATTACAAGCTGGTTTTACAGACTTTCACTATCTAAGGGCTATCTGGTCTAAAACAACTGAGAAAGAGGCTCTAATAGGTGTAGGAATGACTGGTATTGCTTCAGGAGCAGTTCTGAAGTTAGATCTTAAAGAAGCTACAGATGTAGTTAAAGAGGAGAATGCTAGGGTGGCTGGATTAATTAACATTAACCAGGCTGCTAGAACAACAACTATTAAACCATCAGGAACCACATCTTGTGTCTTAGGCACATCATCTGGAATCCATGCATGGCATAACGATTATTATATAAGACGTGTTAGAATCATGAAAAATGATCCTTTATATGCTTATCTACTTAAAAACAATCCAGAACTAGTTGAGGACGATAAATTACGTTCTCATGATACTACTATTGTAACTATACCACAATCTTCACCAGAAGGTTCCATTATTAGGACTGAATCAGCTTTATCTCTATTAGAGAGGGTTAAGAAGTTTAACTTAGAATGGGTTAGACAAGGTCATAGAAAAGGAGACAATACTAATAATGTATCTGCTACTATTTCTATTCAACCTGAAGGTTGGTATTGTGTGGGAGAATGGATGTGGGATAATAAGAATAACTTCAATGGATTAAGTGTATTACCATATGATAATGGTAGTTATGTACAAGCTCCATTTGAGGATATCTCAAAAGAAACTTACGAAGAACTTACAAAGAAACTAAATGATATAGATTTGACTAAGGTAGTTGAATCAGATGATAATACAACTAGAAGTCAAGAATTAGCATGCTCAAGCGGAGAATGCTCCACTGAATAAATATTTTCAATTAAATTTGGATATTTAACATTTTATTCGTATATTTACACTATAATAGTGTTAAATGTAAAAATAGAAGAAAATGGCTAAAAAATTAAATGTAATTGGGCATAAATATGGTAAATTAACAGTAGTTTCAGAACATTCAAAATCTAGGAATGGACATTACAGATATACTTGCATTTGTGATTGTGGTAAATCTTGTAATGTCCTTTTACTACATCTTAGGATGAATAGGACTAAGTCTTGTGGATGTGATAGGCCTTTAGGTAAAACACATGTGCAATGGAATGGTGTTGGAGAAATATCTGGTGATTTTTGGTATAATCATATTATTAGAAGTGCTAATGGATCTAAAGGAAGAACTTCTATTGATCTTACTATAGATAAGGAATATGCTTGGGAATTATTTTTGAAACAAAATAGAAAATGTGCTCTTTCAGGTAAAATTCTAAATTTTCCACAAAAAAGTAAAGATAAAAATTATACTGCTTCATTAGATAGAATTGATAGTTCCTTAGGATACATTGAAGGAAATGTTCAGTGGGTTCATAAGGATGTTAATATGATGAAGAATAAATTTAATAATGAATACTTTATAGAAATTTGTAAACTAATTTCAAATAATAATTAACTATGTCAGACTAAACTAAAGAAGTTAAAGATAGAATAGATAAGATTAAAAAAGACTCCCGTGTATTTGACACGGGAGCTCAAAGAGACAGTAATAAGTTTA